TATGTTAAAGCGATTGCTGAAGAGCTTCGGGGTCTTGCTGTCGAATTTGATTTACCAATCGTCAGTGCTACTCAAACTACTCGTGCTGGTTTTGGGTCTAGCGATCCTGACCTTACTGACACGTCAGAGTCTTTCGGACTCCCTGCTACTGCTGACCTTATGCTCGCTCTCATATCTAATGAGGAAATGGAAGAGCTCGGTCAGATAATGATCAAGCAGTTGAAGAATAGATACAATGACCCTACAATGTATAAGAGATTTGTTGTAGGTATTGACAGGGCTAAGATGAGGCTGTATGATTGTGATCAAGGAGCACAAGATGACATCATCGATGCAGGTGATATCGAACCTGCCACCAACACTAAGAAAACCTTTGAAGGATTTAAAATCTAATGTCTGAAACATTTACAAACACACCAGGTGAAAATTACGAGAGTGAGAAAGCTGCTGAAGAGATATCCAATGCTTCTAGAGACAAGGTAGATCAAGCAGCACAACAGTCTAAGGAGACGTACGAAAGTACTGCTAAGACTCCAGAAGAGATGCGGGAGAATATGGGTACCGCACCTAAGTCTCAGAAGGTTATGGATGAGAGACTTAAGGATAAGAAGAAAGCAGAGAAGGAAGGTAAGAAGAAGTTTGAGGTTGACCTAGACAACTATACTAAGTTTGTAGATCAGGTTACATCACCATGTAGTAAGGATTTCAATGCTCTCATCACAAGGTATGGTGAGTTGAAGGGTGCTGGTTGTGACATTGCTCGGTTAGACACTGCTGCATCAGGTATATGTGCAGAGGGTGGAGAGTTTATGGAGATAGTTAAGAAGTTAAAGTTCCAAGGTAAACCATATGATGCTAAGAATAAGGAGCATCTTACTAAGGAGTTGGGTGACATCATGTGGTATATTGCACAGGCAGCATTAGCATTAGACGTACGACTTGATGAAGTGATCTATATTAATACACTTAAATTAGCAGCACGTTATCCTAATCAAATGTTTGAGGTAGGATACTCAGAAAACAGAGCACCAGGAGACATCTAATGAGAGAGCCATATACTCATGGTAATCTATCGGTTGTAGTACCGATGGATGATATGAAACTTATCCTACAGCAGATGTGGAAGTCTCGTGGGACTGAGGAGAAGATGGGTGAGTTGTATAAGAAGTATTATCAATTGGTAGAGTTGGCAGAAATAGACGACGCACCTTGTGACATTTGAATAAATAATGGTACTAATAAGAATAATATATGCTTTCAACACAGTATCGTTTGAGATTAGAAGCAATATGTAAGGACATTGCTTCTGGAGTTGAAGTCAGTCTAGATGATATGATCTGGGCAGAGAAGTTAGCAAAGGCAAACACCGCAGCAAGAGGTATGTTAAATTCTGCAAGGAGAATATCTGTAGATCCGACAGATTCTTTTCTGAATGAGTTGAATATAGGAGACCCCGATTCAACTCATCATCGTAGGGGTTTTGGTGATCCACAAGATGTGGTAGATTGGTTTCATAATGAAAGGTCTGATGACTGGAGGCAACGTGATTGAAAAGGGTGATAAGATTGTAAGGATGGTATTGTTGAGTCCACATGAGGCAGACCATCTATACAAGAAAGAGAACGGTACATTCTATTGGTGTCATCATCGAAAAGGTGGTGACACTTTTTCTATACCTGAGATACAGATGGAAATGTTTCCACCTCCACCACCTAAGAAGGTTGAAGTTGGTACAGATGCACCACACCATAACATACTAGAGAAGTACTATGGTAAGGACTGGAAACCTACACCGCAAGAAGGATTAGAGGATCATTATTAAGAAATGCTAACAGGGGTTGACAGACCCCTTTTTTTATGGCATAGTATATCTGTTGGACGCAACGCAAGGAGTGACTGAATAAACTTTCTGGCATATAGCTGGTTAAGGTGACGAGACACAGGTGGTGCTGCTGCGAAAGCAGAATCGACTTACCAGTCGGGTCTCAGGCAGAGTGAAATCTTACTTACTGTAGTAATGCCTCGCTCTTGTTGGTACACAGAAACCCAACCTCCTACACTAATAAATAAGAGGGACAGAGTATGATCCCTCTTTTTTAATGGCTTTAGAATATTCAGAGATAATGTTAGCAGGTGCAATGTTTTATAGCACCACTCAGTTGAAAGCTGCAACCAAATCTGAGAAGTGTTTGCATGAATGGGTTAATAAGACTGCTGCTATAGTTAACAACGGATCTAATGTTCAATATGGATCCAGTAAGAAAGAATTCGTTGACTATATGAGGCAGTGCATTCCTAAGTTGAATGATAAGAAGAGATCAGACTTATTAAAGAATGCATTACAAGGTATCTCTGCTGCTATAGCAGTTAAGAAGTGGTTAGCACATGACCATAAACAGGTACAGGATATTAAAGCCAATCGTGTGTTCATGACAGGTAACGTATGGCCTGGTGAAGTGCAGAAGTTTAGGATAAGTGCGTACGGATTTGATGACTTTAACTCATCAGATATTATTGTAAAGACTGCTGATAGACAATACTTTGGGATCTCTTTGAAGAAGAAACCTAAGTCAAATTCAGCAGATCCTACTCTTATTAATAAAGCATTCACCAGTCTTATCAATGGTGATGGTCCTAACAATGTCTTTAAGAAAGCACGAGAAGAATTGGATGAGAGAAGGACAGGATACTTTGCTGCAAGGGTAAGAGATGCAATAGAAGAAGGTATTCTCAACCTTGAGGATGAGGATGGTAAGGATCTGTCTGATGGTATGAGTGATGAAGAATTGTTTAGAGGTAAGACTCGTAAGACCCTCTTTGCTCATAGAGATAAGGCACAACAGTTTAAGTATCCTTATATTGATGCTAAGGGTAATCATATAGAGGGTTATAGTAAAGAGCCTACCTCATGTAAATTACCAGACATGAAGACCTTTGTTAATGATGACTTAAAGAGAAAGGATAATAAGTTATGGGGTAAGTTCAGGGAGATTGTCCTTGGGTTTGGGGAAGACTTTGCTAACCAGTTAATTAATTTGGTACTAAAGGTCAAGCTTGCTGATGACCTCTCTGCTCAGAAGAGTCTAGCTAAGTATAGGTTTGGGTTTGGTTTGATAACTGGTGTTGGTACAGCTGCTAAGATACCAAAGACAACTGATTATAAACTTACTCTTGGTACAGGTACCTATACTGATCAACATACTATACTATGTGGTCTGAGGAAACTTGCTGGTAAGAAAAAGAAATATGAGATAGAAGTAGACCATGATGCTAGTGATAAAGCAGATGCTGCTAAGATATTCTTTAAGATATCAAAGGCAAATGTCCCTATATTAGTCTTAGAGTTGAGATATAAAGGTAAATTCACACCACAACCTCAGTTCTTTGCAAACATGACACCTCAATTCAAAGAGATTATGGTATCCAATTGCTTGGTGCCAGATTAATAAGTGTCCACTCGGTCACCCATCCAGACACCAGTCTGTTATAATACTTGTATGGGATGAATCGATGACGTGCTTGCACCGATGGGTAATTCTCCCAAAACTATTATGGCAAAAAACACACACCTAGAGCACCTAGAAGACGACATTTTTAACAGTGGTCCTGCTGGTGTAACCAATTCTATTAACTTCCTGAAGTCACTGAGAGATATGCTGACTGAAGGGGATGGACAGACCTCTATGAAGGTTACTACCAAGTGGGATGGAGCACCTGCTATTATATGTGGTAGGGATCCATCTAACGGTAAGTTCTTTGTTGGTACCAAGTCAGTCTTTAATAAGACTGCACCAAAGATAGTATACAGTGAAGCAGATGCAGATAGACTCTATCCAGGTCAGACTGTTGGGGGTATCCTCAAAAATTGTTTACAGAGACTATCTGTTCTACCTATACAAGGTGTGCTACAAGGTGATCTGTTATATCAAAAGACACCAGCAGTAATAATGCTAGAGGGTAAACGCACCTATAGTTTCAGACCCAATACTATTACATATACTATCGATGTTGAGAGTGAGTTGGGTGAGAAGGTAGGTGCTAGTAAGTTGGGTATAGTATTTCATACTGAGTATACTGGTAAGACTATTGCAGACATGGCAGCAGGTTTTGGTGCTGATGTTAGTGGTCTACAAGGTAAGACTGATGTAGCAGTATTCTCTTCAGAGTTTACAAACGTAGGTGGTGCTGCCAACCTATCAATGGTTGAGAAAGCAAATGTAAATAGGACTATACTTGCTGCCGAGAGAAATCTCAGACAGGGAAGTAGTTTCATTAAGAGTGTCCAAGGTGTAGGTAAAGGACCATTTACTTTACCAGCATTGTTTAAGGTATACTTCAACCAAGTGGTTAGAGAAGGTAAGGTACCTAGTGCTCAAATAATGTCTAAGCAGTTCTGTTGTTTCATTGACGAGAAATATAAGAAGGAGATGGATAAGAAGAAGACTTTGAAATCTAAAGGAGAGTGGATGAAACGACGTAATGAAGCTGTGAAATACCTAAATACTAACAGGTCAGTCATGTACTCAGCACTCGATGGGTTTAAAAACCTGATGGATGCTAAGGTTATGATCATAAATAAGTTGACTAAGATTAAAAGTGTTGGTACATTCCTTGAAGAAGAGAATGGACTCCGTGCCACAGATCCAGAAGGGTTTGTAGCAATTAAAGACGGAGCAGCATTGAAACTTGTCGATAGACTGGAATTTTCCAGAGCAAACTTTACAGCCGCTAAGGACTGGGGTTAATGAGATTTATACAATTCCTAAAAGAAGCAACTAAAGCTAAGGCAGGTAAGACTGCTGCTGAAAAGAAAGCGGAAGCACAGGAAGCAGACAACCATGTAGCTATAACATTTGGTAGGTTTAACCCACCACATGCAGGTCATGGTAAGTTACTTGATGCTGTGAAGTCTCATGGTGGTGACTCAGGTAACTATAGAATCTATCCTTCTAGGTCTCAGGATCATAAGAAGAATCCTCTAGGTGCTGACCAAAAGGTTGGGCACATGAGGAAGTTATTTCCTGGTCATAAGGATGCTATCCAAAACAATGAAGCACATAGGAATGTCTTTGACATACTACGTGACTTAAATGATGAGGGTAAACAGCATGTAACTATGGTAGTG